ACATATCCAGCGCAGCGAGAAAGGTTGACGGCATTGTTAGCGCATCACAACAGGTATCATCGTTTTTTGGCTATCAAGGTGAGGAAGGTAAAAGTAACATAGAAGATTTTATTGATACTATGGACGGGATATACGCAAGCGACACGCTTATCAGTATTGATGCGCCGTTCAGGACTTACAAGAATATGTCTATGGAGGCGTTTGACTATAAGCGAGACAGCACGACAAGTAGCTTGCAGTTCACCTTGGAGTTAATCGAGTTTAGATTTAGTGAGTCTGTTTTTGTCGAAGTTAAGACAGCCGCAAAAAACCCATCATCCGCAAACGGTGGGGCGCAGGCTAGCGCATCAAATAAAGGTGTTCAAGAAGGCAAAAAGGTAGAATCATTCCTTAGTAAATATCTTGGCGGCTCACAATGATTGAAGTGCAGAACATTACCGATGAGCCTATACAGATTCACATTATCATATTTGATGAGGGTGATATCACTCTAACTCTTAGGTTTTTACCTAAAACTGAAATGTGGTTTTTCGATGTTGAGTATAATGGTAAGTCTACCAAGGGCTTAAAGCTATCGGTCGGATCGCTGCACATGGTTAGCCAGAACCAGCCGTTCGATTTTGAAGTGTCAGATAATAGCGGCTCAGGTGTTGACCCGTTTAAAGCAGATGATTTTTCGTCTGGCCGCTGTAGCTTGTACATGCTTGAGCGTGACGATATGGTATCTATACGTTACGGAGCAGAAGTGTGAGGTTTATACGCGACTACGTTCTTACGTTTGGCATACGAGGTGGCGAGCTAACCATTAGGCCACCTAAGCGCATATCGTTTACTGCTGATAAGTCCATTCGCGGACAGCTTAATAAAATTGAGCTAATGTGCTACAACTTGGCAGAAAAAGATAGGTTGCAGCTCGTTAAAGATGCGGAGGATTTTAAACGAATCCCCGTTAGTTTATCGGTAGGGTACAAAGGATCGCTAGAAAGTGTATACAAAGGCACAGTTAAGATCGGCAACAACGAAAGGCAAGGCGCGGACATTATCACCAAGATTAGCGGCCTCGATGGCGGCTTTGATGCCGAGAATAGTTTTACCAATAGGACGGTAAATGGTGGCGAGCTTGCGCTTGATTCTGCTCTCTTGGATATGCCAAACACGACGATAGGAAAGATCAACGAACGCCCTGTACTCGCTAGACCGAAGGTGCTGGTAGGTAACTCATTAAAGCTCATCGAGGAAACAATAGGTTTTGGCGAAACGTGGTATATTGACAATGAGCAGCTTTATATTGTTGCTGATGATGAAGTGATTAGTCGATTCATACCGTTAGTGTCTGCCGCGACCGGCTTAATCAGTACTCCGTCACGACAAAATAAAGAGGTCACTTTCGAGACGCGAATGAATCCATCTATAAAGATAGGTAATAGGTCGCAGCTTGAAAGTATAACGGCACCACATTTGAATGGAATATATCGAATTGAAACTATAAGTTATAGCGGCGATAATTACGGGGACGCGTGGAATATGGTATGCACCGGCGTACTTGTTGGTAAGGTAAAAGTATTATGATCGGCAAAGAACAATTAATATCAACGATACTTAGCGTGGTTATGCCAGAGCTTGCGAACCTTCATACGGTTGCTATAGGCAAGGTTTCCAAAGTGGGGCAAAAACTGTTGAGTGTTGATCCCGTTATTCAGTGGACGGTAAAAGCTGGCGAGTTCAAAAAAATAACCACCTTTACAGAAGTTCCGCCAGTATTTATGCGCGGTGGTTCTAGCTATACTGCACACCCCATTGATGTTGGTGACTACTGCTTATTAATCGTCACAGAGCGATGTTATGACCGATGGTATAAAGGGCAAGACTTTCAGCCACCCGCTGAATACAGAATGCACGACTACAGTGATGGTTTCGCACTAGTCGGGATAGGTAACGAAGCTGGATTGATTGATATTCCTAGCGTCATACAACAAACAGGAGACGCTAATTATGACGGCAACATAACCCACACGGGCAATATGACGCGTACAGGCGACGATACGGTTACAGGTACAATGACGGCAGGCGCTTACAAGGTCGGCGCACAGGCAGGCGTTAGCGGCACATTCGACACGATTACCGTTGTAAACGGAATAGTCGTTGGAGGCTCATAATGGCAGTAAGAAAAATAGATTCAAATGGTGATTGGACTTTTGGCCGAGGCAAGGCCAATTACATAAAAGGCTCAGACGAAATAAAACAAAACGTAGCCACGCGAATAAGATCGTTTCAGGGAGATTGCTTTCTTGATATTGAGCAGGGCATCCCGTGGATTGACCTTTTAAGCAATAAAGGTACGGAGCGGCGCATTCTTCGAGCGATAGAAAAAACCATAATGCAGACAGTTGGCGTGGTGTCGGTTTCAAATATTCGCATAGTCGAGACGGACAGCAACAGAAATGCTACAATAGAAGCATCCTACACTGACGTTTATGGTCAGAATATAACAAGTTTGGTTGATTTATTATGACAATAGAATTTACAAATGAAGGATTAACCATCCAAACCTTTCAGGAAATATACGACGAAAGGGCGGCTAGCTATCGACTGATATACGGCAATGATATTAATCTTGACCCAGATACGCCAGACGGGCAAAAGCTGGCTATTGAATCGCAGCAAGAGCTTGACTTGCAGAGCTTCGCATTAACACTGTATCAACAGCTTGACCCCGATTTTGCTTACGGTCAGTCACAACAAAGAATTATGAAGCTGGCGGGCGTAAGGCTTCGCCCTGCTACGCGTTCTCAGTCAGACGTTACCATTGTTACCGATAGGCCGATAAGCCCGCTAGCTGCTGGTTTTACGGTGGTTGATGAGCTTGGACAGTCGTGGGTTACGCTGATTGATGTTGTGCTTGTTTCTGGCTCAAATACTATCACCCTATTTTCTGATGTGTTCGGTGCCATTGAAGCTGGTGCAGATACGATAATTAATATCGCCACGTTCATCACTGGAGTTTTAAGCGTGACAAACCCGCTTGAGGCAGTGGTAGGGCAAGAAGAGGAAACGGAAGAAGAGGTGCGGTTAAAGCGCAATAATTCTTTAGAGCTGCCAACATCTACCGGGGTTGTTAGGCTTTACGCTGCGATCACTAGAGTTAACAATGTTACTGATTCAATCGTTTATGAAAATGATACCGATGTTACTGATGCACGCGGGATACCTGCACACTCGCTATGGGTTGTTGTTGAGGGCGGCGCGATAACGGATATAGCAGAAACAATGGCGTTAAATAAAACTGGTGGAAAGCCTATGGTTGGCGCTGTCGCTGGCAGCTATACCGAGGAAGTGAAGAGGGCGGACGGCTCAACGTTTGAATATGTGCATCAAATGCTGTTTGATCGACCTGTTGACGTACCGCTTTACGTTCGGCTTAATGTAAAACGAAGAGTTGCAACCATACCAATAGATGATGTGTTAATCAAAAGCAATATAGCTGGCAAGGTGTTTGTTATAGGGGCTAACGCGGTGGCGGGAGAGCTTTACGAGTTGGCCTTAAATGCTGGCAATACTTTTATCCCTTATGATCTTGAGGTTAGTGACGACAACGTGACGTTTACTAATGAGAGAATTGAGTCAGGGCTAAAAAATAAATTCTCGCTTGATGTAGCAAATATAACGATTACGGAAATATAGCACATGAGCTATGAAAGCGAATACCGTGATCTTATAATCAAGCAGTATTGGGATAAGCCCAAGGCTCGCGCTGAAATAGAATTTAAAGCGGCGCGTAGCAAAAAGATATTTGATATACTTAATCGCTTTCCGATTGAAATGGATATTGACGAGGCTTACGGACACCGGCAAGATATCATTGGTAATATTGTAGGACTCAAAAGAAGAGTGCCGTCCGTCATACCTAAAATAGCTTTTGGTTTTGATGGAAACCCTAACTCAAGAGGGTTTGACGCTTACTTTGAAGATAGGACAAATGTTGCACCATTTTCAAGGCTTTCAGAAAGCGGATACACAGACTTAGAGCTGGACGATAGCACCTATTATTTATTCCTGAAAGCTAAAATATCAAAGAACATCGCGTCACCTTA